TTTTTTAATTCTTTATTTTCTTCCATAGTTCTATTGATTATCAATTAGTCATACATCTATTAATATTTTTTCTTTATGTACTATAAAATCTCATTGATTAATAGTATTATGTCAGCTATATGATAATTTATCATTCTCTGTTAATCATCATTTAAAATCTTTTATTTTCATAATTATTTATTATTTAAATAAGCTTCTTGCATCTCCTTAGTTATATCTGAATCGTAGAATACTTTATATCATAACTTCTGTAATTCATCTTTGAATAATATTCATAACGTTCAAAACTTCTTACTACATTCACAATCTCAAGTTAATGATAATTCATGTCTTGTTCAGAATGAACAGATAGTTACTTTGTCTCATAATGTAGGATCTCTCTTAATTGCTTGAAATGCTTTTATTTCATTACATCTTCATTCATAAGTAATCTCATCAGTATCTATATCGTGTATAGTTATGAAATCATTATGCTTCTTAATCTTTATCTCTTCTCTGTATAGTTCGTATTGTGATTGAGTTATGCTTATCTTATTTCAGTCTTTGAATACGATTGCGTGAGTTCTTTGGTTCTTAGTTAGCATATTTTTTATTTTATTATGTAAGACCTAATATTCTTTTCCATTCTGATTTTGAGTGCGATTCTCATTTATATTCCACTATTATCTCACGTCAAACAGGACTTCAGCATCAACAAGATTTTGATTTACCCTGTGTTAAATTTGCAAATCTAGGATAATAAATCTCTCAGCAATGACATCTTGCTTTAACTTTAATCTTATCATTATACGTTCATCATTGTAATAATTCTATTCAATTATACATATCTCATACATTCTTTACATGTGCAAGTCTTCACATAATCTAAAATTTATTAAATAAATCTCTCTTCTTTCTTTCTATCTCTTCTAGCTTTCTTTTATTCTCATCATCTTCTGAATTTACAATAACTGTTTTACTCCACTTATCATTGTTCTTCATCCAGTTTCTGAATCTAAGCTTTGGGTCAAATGTTTTCTCTTTCTCCCGTCTTTCCTTTTTTCAATTAATAGATTTCTCTTTCCAGTATAATAAAAATGATTCACACTCTTCTTGAAAGTCTGTTTTAGTTAAGTTGTATTTATTATATATATCTGAAATAAATTCTAAACTAAAATCATTCTTTATATATGATTCTAGGGTAGCAACTTTAGTTGCGATTGAAACTTCCTTATCTATAGACTTAATTATATTATTTTCTTTATTATTATTATTAACCTTATTAGTAGTGGTTACTTGTTGGTTACTTGCTGGTTGCTTGTTGGTTGCTTGTTGGTTATCTTGCTGGTTATCTCATTGATACTCATTGTAGTTTAATAGCTTAACAATGCTATATTTACTGGTTGGTTTGATGGTTATCTCGCTGGTTGATTTTAGCTTAGTAAGTGAAGTCCTTATCTGTTGTTCTGATAATCAGGTCTCAGCAGCAAGTGTTATTCTTCATGTTAATAGCTCTCATCTTTTTATATATATACCTCTCCAATTCTTATCTTTCCAATTAGCTTTTAGTAGTAAATGTATAAATAATGTCTTTGTATTTATATCATCATACCATTCCCATTCCAGCATCTTTCTATGAAGCTGTATAAATCATTCCATAATTCTATACAATTAAAAACTCATACCTGTAGGCTGTTCCGACTAAAGAGAACCTACAAATATGAGTCTTAAATTTGATTGTCGGAACTATTTAATCTCTTTAGTCACGAGTATTATATCATAAACTTAAATAAAAACAAATAAAAAGTCTAAAAAACTTATCACACCTGATACATATAAGCTATACATGTATCATAACTGTAATATTTTGAGACATAAAAAAAGAGTGTCGATTTAACACTCAGTCTGTAATCTATACATTCTTTCTTCTTTCATTTCTCTAGCGTATCTAGTGAGGGCTGTTTCTTCTTTCTTCATAGTTATTTCTTATACATTAAGTATGTATATTGTATATATTTATGATGGCTTTACAATAGGATTATGTAGAGAGTTCGTGAAGATTACAACAAAAAAAGCCCCTTGCAAAGACTTTTTATGTAACCACTTATTGTTTATTCTGTGCAACTAGTATATTGAGAAATGATTTAAAGTCAAAAAAAAAGCCCTAGTAACATAGGGCGAAAGGTCTGTCGGGATTATACTTTTCATAAGACTAACAAGATTCTGTTAGAATAGATAGGCTTAATCACCTCCTGAGGTACTGCGTTGGTTTGTTTCCTGTTGTAAAGTGACCGTTTCATAAAACGCATAGAAAGGTCTACTGTTACATAGATATATTATAATAATTTCTGAATTTAATGCAACAAAAAACTCTTATGTGTCGTAAGAGTTTCTTTTGAAATGTATATGTATTATATTGATTATCTATTATATATCAACTTCTTCTTTCCCTAGGATCTTATAAACTTTGTTTCTTGTATGTAAAACAACGATTAAAGTTAATCACACTACAGCTATTCAAGCTACTGTAGTTACAATTAATGTTCATATAACAACATCGGCTAGTTTAGTCTCGAAGTTTTCCATAGGTTGTTTAAAAGAAAATATACTTAGTATTCATAGATAGGTCCTCTAATACTTCTTTTATATCACACTTATAAGTTGAATTCTTTTCCATATAATTATCTATAAACATATCTTTATGATGTTCTTCTGTATTTGTTTCCCCTCTGGAAATCCATTTTGCTATACAATTGAAATGACCTATTCATCATACAAGGTTAGCATAATCTTTAATATCAATAGACCCATCTCTAGAATCCTTATAAAATTCTTTATTTACTTTGATTCAAATAACAGCTGCGTACCCTCTATTTATCCAATCGAATAATTCTACTTCATCTTCTTTCTTAAATATAGCTAAATTTGGTACTTTATATCATCTCTCAAGAGCGTTTTCTTTTACGAATTCTAGTATTGCCTCAATTCAATCAGAACCTCTTCATCCGTTTTTAAATGAGAACTTTCATTCCTTCTCTTTTTTTAATGCAATTCCTTTTATATCTGATTCTGATATATCTATTCAGCAGTTATATTTTAAATTTGCAGCAGGTCCGAAATAAGTGCAGCACATTTTACTCCACACTTCATCTCATTGATTAAGATTGTGAAATAATGCAATATCATTGATTTTATTAAATTTAAATTTCATGGTTATTTAGTTAATTCTAAAGCTTTTTCATAAGTCCATCATAGCCTATTTATTCTTCCAAAAACAGTTGAGGGGTTAATATCCAATTCCTCACACCATTGTGTAATACATTTTCATTTATATAAATGATTTGTTCTTCTATTCCTCATCTGTTCTTTTCTAGTAGCCCATCTACAATTTGACTTACAATAATTTCAATTATTATCGACTCGATCTATTTCTAAAGTATCTGAATATCATTCAGACATATCTTTATAAAAATATTCAAAAGATCCCCATTCGCATTTAATTCATCTTCATCAGTAATGATGATAACTAGTACTATTTGTATTATTACATCTTTCTTTTATTAATCAAAATATTTTATATATTCTTGACCTACTAAGTCAATGTTTTAATCATGGTCTTATTGATTTTATTCTTTCTTTAGCTTTTTCTGATGAATAACACCCACATGATATTATATCTCAAGATCTTATGTGTCATAATTTAATATATTTTATAATTCAACATTCACATAGACATTTAATTTTATCTTTACAATAAATATTTCAGCCTACTAATAATATAAGCCTTCAGTATTTATCTCATTCTTTTACGTGCATAAGAGTATACTTAAATAAGTTTATAAATTAGGCTGTTTTGGATAGAACCCTCTTTATAAACTTATTAAAATACCAAAACATTTAATCTATCCATATATATTATATTACTTTTCAGACAAATTGGAAGTTTTTATTACTTTCATGGCTTTCTTGGTTATCAATTACTTCCTGTTCTAAACTTTCTTGCTGTACGCTATTTATATAGTTTATAACTGGGATAGTTCATATGAGTCATAAGAATCATAGCAATACAAGGAATACAGCTTCGTAGAATATTTTTTTTATCATAATCTAAGAGTTAGTTGTCTTTGCTTTTTTCTTTGTAAGCATTTTAGCCCCTCAAATTTTAATCTTTATTTTCTTAGGTTTTTTTATAGCATTAGTTACATTTACTTTTTTAACCTTATATTTAGAAGGTTTTTTAATCTTTACAGTTACTTTTGTCATAATTATTTTATTATTCAATTATTACTTCTACTATTATTTCTCTAGTATTTAGTTCTATTTGAACGAGAGTATCAGCTATTCTATTATTTACTTCAAGAGATACACTAGCAATATATACTAACCCTCAAACTAATAATATTAATATTGCCATCTCTATTATAGAGTACTTGCTTATTTGCTGTTTCATACTATCTTCTTTAGAATTAATGGTAAACCTCTTTTCTCTAATAGATCTAATATAGGGTAACTAAGAAATCAACATATTGAAATCATTGAGTTTTTTATATTTCAGAATGAATCTGGTATAAATTCTCACGCTAGGTATCAAACCCACATAGCTAAAAGTATATTAACTATAAACATTCAAGTTGTAAATTTTTGTCCTTTCCTTACTTGGTTCAAGTACATAGCCATTCCTCATATAGCTCAAATCCAAGAGTGGGGTGGTATAAACTCGGCTATCTTTTCAAATATGTCCATTGGCATAACTGGAATTTAATAATATTATATCATTTATACCATAAAAACCCGCTAATTGCAAGGTTTTATTTAATATAATTAAAATATTTCCGTCAGAATAATCTTACACCTATATAATATATATAGCACCACATATAGAAATATGGTTGTTTCCATTTTGTAAGCCTTGTGACATCCTCAGACATATATTTTAATAATCATTTATCCGCTTTTAATCTATCATCTTCCGTTCATCAGTTATCATAGTTCACATCATGAATACGACAGCTTGTATCGAAGAATATAGAGTAAGGTGGCTTAAACCACCCACCCTTTCATCAACATCAATTTGTTTGCATAGACTTATTTTAATCAAATAAATAAGTTTGTAGTGAGTGTTTTATCAACCTTTGTACTAACAGTATCTATCTCTCATAACTGAGTACTCTCAGCAGGAGTTAATCAACTTACTCATGTCTCTGCAATAAAGATTTGATTCTTCCAAACTATATCTATTCATCATCCTCAAGTAGTTGGATTCTTTATAGGGTAGGCATCATCAGATCTATATATCCTTATATTATCTGATTGAAAAACATTCGTTGTAGTAGTATTATCAAAGAATACATCAATAGTTGCATTGTTTATTCTTAGATTAGCAGAATCTATTGCTGTAACTCATCCATAGAATTCTTGTACTCCTTGTACTGTTGTTAATGTATAAGTCCACCAAGCATATAATTCTTGTGCTGAAAAGTTTGAAGCAACTATTAGATCAATCTCATCATTTACAAAATCTGCTGTAAACTTAGTAATAGTAGATCAATCAAGTCAGTATAGAATATATATAGAATCGTCTACTTGTGTATTAATAAAACTTACTCAACCAGATGATGCTACTGCTTCTGAATCTAATGGAATCTTTGCAGTTGTTGTTGATTGATAAGTAGCCCTCATTCTTATTACATCTCAATTTTCTATTACTTCTCATGGTCAGAATAATGCTGATAGTGAAGCTCATGAGCCACCAGATACAAGAGCATTATCTAATTCAGATGCTTGTGTTACATTATAGAATTGATACCTTGTTCAGTCTACTAAATTAGCCGCACTTACTGTTACTTGTATAGCGGGAGCAAAAGTAGTTCAGTCATCAGCCATAAAACTATCGAAATCAGCGTGAGGAGTTGTTCCGTCTGCTTGTACTACCCTTATTCATTTAAGTAACGCTCAAGCGGAGTTAATTAGTGTTCCTCTCTCTGTTTTAAACTTCGTTCAGTTATCATATACCATATCAGACCAATTAAATGGATCTTCTGATTGGAAAGTTGCATCTTGTGCTAAATTATAGTTAATCTCTTGTTGTATAATAGTTCATGATAATCATGTTGTATCTGTTATAGTCAAAGAGTAAACTTTACCATTCCATGTTACTGGACTAGCTCAATGATTTGTAATTGTTATAGAAACAGCAGGATCAGAAGCTGTTATATTTGCTAGAGTTGGTTGAAGAGAAACAATATATAATTCATCTGATAAATCAGCTCATCCGTATGTAGAAACAACATCTACTTCTCCTTGATAATATCAAGCTACTTGATATTTTATCACCATGTAACCTCTATAGTTAAAGTTTCAATGTGAAGCATCTCAGTATATTTGTACTAATTCATCTACTACTCATGTATTAGCAGCATCTATTGGTGCAGCTCAAATAACTTGTTGTATTTCAGCAGTGAATCAAGTTACATCTCATGTTGTTAATATAGCAGACCATGCAGCCGTTTCAACTGATGAAGCATCTAAGTATCTTAATCAATCTCTTGAAAGGAATGCTATATCTGTACTTCATGCAAATTCCCAAGTATCATCTAAAGTAAATGAATTCGGTCAGTTTGGAATTATAGGGAATGTAACATTTCTTAAGTTTTGATTAGCTCCTGTATCATTGTCTTTCCATTCTTCCATCATGAAAGAGTAATAGTTTTGCAATGTACTTGCTTTCGTTAGTGTGAAAATCTTAGTTGATTCATTCGCTGTTGCGTCAGTTGTATATACAAGCCCTGATGAAGCCACATAAGCTCTATCAACTACTTGCTGTATTCATTCAGCAACTTGTGTTCATCATACTGTAACTGTTTTTCTAATTGGTACTTGTCAAGGTAATAGAATTGTATAATCAACATCTTCTTCAATTGTAGCTGTATATGTCTCTCATGTTCAAGAGCTATTTACTCTGAATCTTTCTGTAGTTGTACCCGTTGCATAAACAACTACTTGAGAAGTTGCAAGTAGACCAGAGAATATTATACCTTTTGCAGGTGCTACTAATACAATTGAACCTGAACCAGATGCGTTAGTTGTTGGCGTTGATCCTCATGATATTGTCACTGTTAAAACACCACTTCATGTATATTCTATATCAGTTGTGTTAGTTGAAAAAGAAACATTAGTAAGCGTTACCGAAGAACTACCAGCAAAATTGAAACGCATAGCGGTAGTATTTCCTGATAAACTTGTTCCAGTTTGATTACTTGCACTTATAATATCTAGTGCGACTGTAGCAGTTGAGTTTTTAATTATTACATTTGTAAAAGAGGGGTCTGTAACACTTAATGTTGAACATCAATCAAAAGTAACAGCATTAAAATCATGTCAATCACTTATAGTAGATTCTCAAGCGTTCTTAATTACACAAGATAGATAATTTACTGTAGCTGATGATGACCCGATTGAGTTCCAAAAGAATGGAGTATCACTAATCCAGTTACAAAGTTCAAAATATATAACATCAGAACTTGAAGCGTTAGCTTCATATCATATATCATTATCATTTATATGCGCTCTCCCATAATTACTTGAAAAATCAACTTGTTTTGCAAATTCCCAAACTTTTAAAATATCAGAGAAATGAGTTAATGTAGACCCATCACCTACTCACCATGCAAAGAAACAAAGATGTATATTATCTGTAGGTGAAACATTAACTAAGGTATTTAAACTGTTTGTATTAGTCGTAATTTGTAAAAAACTACCTTTATCCCCAGATGTTCAATTAATAACAACATAAGGGTCTACATATCAAAAACTATCAATAACTACATTTGAATAATTAGTAGAAAAAGTAGCAGCAGAACCCATGTGTGAAATATTATTTACATCAAAAGTTCAACTATATAAATGTGCATCTGTAGACCTATTCATATTAACTACAGCACAATCAAAAGAGCTGATAGGATTATTTCCCCCATTAACCGCCCATGCTGCTTCTTGTGTTCCTGTTCAATTTGAGTTTACATATAACATTAACCCTGTATTTAATGTAATAGCACTCACTCTGCTAGTATTGTAATAATGGAAAAATGCAAGTCTATTAGCTACACTAAAATCCGTAGTAGTAACAGCATATATTCATCCCATCAAAGCACTACTTTGAGTATTTCAAGACGGATTATAGGTTCATGACCCTGTAAGATTAATTCATGTTTCATATCAATTTCATATACTAGTTGCTGCTAATGGAGTCCCCCCTATTGGAGATAACGGGCTTACTCATCATGATCATGTATCACAAGTATTTAATACTGTTACTCAACCAGTTACACTAGGAATTGGCATATTTTAAAAGTTAGTGGATATTATTGTGAATATGATAAAGATGCTCTATTGTCCCAAATATTATCAAAGTTTGCATTACTATCAGCCCATCAAACAGCGAGTCAAGTTGTTTCATCTAGTTTCTTGATTCTCCAAACTGCAGAAGATTTAGCAGATCATATAGCAGCTTCTCATACATATTTATTATTAGCTGTTGTAGTATTATCTAGTAATAGATCATAAGTAGATGCCCCTCATAACGCAGAAATAATAGCATCTTGTTTTTCCTCTGTAGAAGGATTAATGATGACATTAGCAACATTCTTTATATTAGTTTTCTTAATTAAAGGCATATTTTAATAAGTTAATGCGAACCAGTTGGTTCAGTCATTTGAGAATAAAATTCAAGTATTATCATCAAGCTCTACTGTTGTTTCTCATTCTATTAAACCACTTTGTGGAATTATGGAAACCAGATTAGAATCTGCTGTAGTCTTTTTTATATAATACGCAATATCTTTATTAATTCAAGTTTCAGGCAAATTTAAGTTTACTTGTCATGCACTTGTATCACAATATATAGTACCATATGCAGTATTTAAGGTATGTGTTCATGCTGTATATGTAAATGATGTCCTATTGAAATCATCTCAAGAGAAACCTCTTACTCATCTAGGTCATTTTAAACTTCTATATTCAAAGTCCCTATCTCATACTTTTTTTACTCATAGATCAGTATCCTTCCAATCAAATTCAAGTCATGATCAACTAATTCAATCTACTCAATCAAATCAGTCAATTCAATCAACTCAATCTATTCCGTCTATTCAAGTAATCCCATCCTTTCAATCAGATCATTTTACTCAGTCTTTTCAGTTATCTCATTTGTTACCATCTATTCAATCTTTACCTTTTAAGTCTTGATAAATAAACTTATTATCTACTTTTCTTTTAATTCATAACTGAGTTCAATTCCAATTATATTCAAGTCAAAGTTCTTTTGATTTCTCTATTAACGTAAGTTGAAGGATTATATTATTTAATGTTTCTTCATCAATATCTCATTCAATATTTATATCTCCTTTAGCATTACTTAAAGACTCAATTAACTCTAATTGACCTTTAAGTTTTGCGTTTAGGTTTCAGTTAATATTTATATCTAACATATATTTTATTTGTTAAGAATATTTTTGATTCAATTAGTCATATCTAAACCATTTTGCATAGTAGGAGATATAGTTTCTCTTTCAAGTACCATTTCTTCCATTATAAGAGCTAGTTGGTTTATCTGGTCTGTAATAGTTGCTATCTTTTCAATATCAATAGCTTTTTGTTTTTTTGCTTGTTCTACTAATTGTATTGCTTCAACTTCTGACCAAGCAGTATCTAGTTCTGATTTGGTAGGTTGTGTTATCTCTTGGTTTTTCCATTGTATATAATCTGGCTCTCATTGACTATCATTTAATACCATGAAATCCTCATCTCATAAAGTAGGGTATAAATGTTTTATTGCGAGTGTTAATTCCATAATGCTTTATTATTAATTAAGATATTTTATATCAAGAAAAAGAAGATTTTTGATTTCATTCTCTTATTACTCACCTTGAAGCTGTTGTATTTCTTCACCTGATTTCAATAGTGTCAGATGCTGTCAAATCAAATACAGCACTCATTGAAAAAGATAATTGAGTTCATCAGACAGTAGATTGTATTAATTTTTTTAATGTTGTATTTTCATGGATATAAAACTGGATTAAGTCTCAATCTGTTAATGTGTCAATAACTACATTATAACATATAAAATACTGTCAATCAGACGGAGCTGTGAATTGATATGTTCAAGTATTATAATTACTTCCAGTATCTACATTTTCAGTATTAAAAGTAATTACAGAAGTAGTAGTAGTAAGATTATATACTGCACTCATATAAGTATCAAATATTTCACTACCTCAAACAACTTTATCTTTTAATATTCCTGTTGCACTATCTGCAATTCATACTTTTGCTGTAATAGTTCAAGGAGTAGTTGATATAGCTCAAGCTGTATCTGATAAATAATAAATACTTCACGCTGTTAATCATGTTTGATTTGCATTAACTCATGAAGTTGTAACTGTAACAGTCTCAGTAGCTAATACTGTATTAGTAGCAAATCATATAAATCAATCTATTCTTGCTTGATTGTTTCATATCGTCAGATTAATTTGACCATCACCTCTCATATATACAGCTTGTCATGCAGTTATTCCCGCAAATGCAGTATAATCACTAGTTGTTGCTACTCATCACCCTCCCCCTCAAGGTAAATTTGTTATTGTATTATCATTATAATCAATTGTCTTATTTGTAAGTGTTTCAGCTCAAGTTAGAGTAACATCTCAAATAACTGTATCTCATTCTAATATAGTTCAAGCAGTTGTTCAGAAGTCTTTATTAAATGCAGTGTTTTTGGTAAAACTATCTTCTTTAGTATTTATTTCAACTTGTTGTACCGTAGATACTGGTTTATCAACATCAGATGTATTATCTACATTACCTAATCCAACTGTAGTCGATGCTTGTGTTCAAGTATGGTTAGCTCTATCTAATAAATAAGCATCTGAACTATTAGCAGTCGCTGACGTTGCTATTGAGTCTAACTTAGTTTTATCTCAATCTACAAAAGCTCACTCAGAAAGTATGTTTTGCTTTCAAGCTATATCAGATGACTCAAGTTTATCTGCATTAAGATTATCAAAGTTATCATTAATAATTGTACCAGCACTTCTCAATGGAGTTCAAGTCCTATCATTAGCAGTTGTTCATAGGTTTAAATCCGTTATTGTAGACATATTTTTTTATTAATTATTAAGTTCATTTCACTGTAGTAGCATTAATTCTCATATTACTTCATGAACTAGTTTGCTTAGCTTGGAAATTTATTGCATCCCCAGCTACTATATGTACAACTCATAAGAATGTATCAGTATTATTAGCTGCTAATCAGAATTCTCAATAGATTATTCAATCTACCTCAATTCGAGTAGTTCATCCAGATCACGAGTTTGCTGTTTCTCTTCAAGTATATTCAACTCTGTATGCACCACTCTTTGTTGCTGTAAATGTTTTTAATGTAACAAATGATGTACTAGTTGTGTTATCTTCTCATGCACTACTTAAATATGTTGTCGTTTGAGCTGGTTGAACTGGTAAGTTATCAGCTAATTGTTTTGAACTTATATATCTAGTTGTATCTGTACCAGCAGCAGCCTCAGCATCTGTTGCTCTTTCAACAATTCATTCTGATGTTTCAGTAGCACTTGGAACTGGATTATCATCAACATACTTTTTAGTAGCAGGATGGTAGTCCGCTGTAGGAGTATATACTGCGGCATTATCTAATTCAAGTACATTAGTTTTATCTGCCTTTGCTACTACAGTAGTATTAGCAGTAACTCTCGCTTCTGTATAGTATAGATTAGTTCCCTCTAGTAAATCAGTTGTTGAATTATTAGTCATAGTATATAAAGCTATACTAGCGACTGTTAAGTTAAAATTTATTATAGCATCAGAAGACCAAACAACATCTGTTCAATCTGGTATAGCTTTTGATGTATATCATGTTGGGAATACAGTCATAATTATATATTTAAGTGTAAAATGTATCTATTTTATTTGTCCTACCTCACGATATTCATAATACTTGATTTCAAGATATATCAAAAACATTTGCTCATGTTATATCTTCGACATACGACCCATATCTTGGCGTAGTATAACTTGTACTTATTTCAGCTCATCATGAGACTGTTTCATCAAATGTAAATAATGTGGAATCAAATGTAATTATATCACTATCAAAAGATACTGAAGTAGATCATGGATTATTCCTTGGTCTAGTATATTCAGTTGTAGGCTCTGTTCTAGGTGTTATTACAGTTGTTATTATAGTTCTAGGCATTATCTATCAAGTTACAAGATATTGTAATAAATGTATTGTACTTCATATACATATAAATACTAAGGAAAGTTTTAACACATAGATGTAATTTAAATCTATAATAATAGCTTTTATAGATTCGAATCCCCATCATATTAAGAAAGTCCCCAGTATAATATATAATAGTGTCATAAATTTTAATTATTTTCTAAATTACTTATTGCTTCTATCTTTAGTGCATTATCTCAAACAAAATCACTAAATATGCTTCTAGTCTCTTTTTCTAATTGTTTGTCTGTTAGAGTATCGGCTTTCTTCTCTAATTCTGCAAATTTCTTTAAGTTCTTAGCTAGATTAGATTGTATAGCTAAACTGTTCATAGTCTTTTGACCTACATTACTTCATATGAAGGCTTGTGTTAATCATCCAGCAGCTCATAACGTTAGAGAGTTTATAATCTTACCTACAACTCCTCAAATCTTAGCACCTATTCATCTTTTATTTAATTTTTTAAATAGATCATTTACTTTCTTTGTTGATTTACTTGCAAGATCTTTTGTTTCAAATAGAGCGCTTAGTTCACTATCCAATGCCTTTACTGTATCATCTGGTAGTAAATCTCTAGATATTTGCTTTAATCATTTTCTGTTATTCTCAAAAGTTGAAGATGTTATAGATGATTTTTGATTACCTAGTTTATCGAATGATTTATTTTTAAACTCTGATCAATAGAATCTAGCAAGGTCATTTATATCTTTTACACTTAGAGCAGTCTTATCTCTTAAGTCATCTACTTTATTTAATAACTCTAGGTCATTTGATTTATTTCAAACCTCTTCTAGATCATCAAGTGCATTTTTTACAAAGTTTGTAGTTCTTTTCCCTTTAGTTGTAACTAAGTCATCTATCTTTAATACTTCATCAGTAGGTAATAACGTATCTTGTTTCCTCGATATATCAGTTATTTTATTTGATATTGTTGAAGTAAAGTCTTCAAATGTATTTATTCCTTTCGTGTCTATTAATCATAGAGTCTTTTTAACTCCAGGTAGATTAGCTACGTCTCATTGAGATATTTCTAATACTAACTCATCTAATGTTTTTTCTGGAAATAAACCTTTTTTAATCTTACCTGCTTTTGTTTTTGCTAATTTTAGAGCTTCAACTTGTACTTTTATAGGGTTTAATGCAGACTCTACCTTCTCTAATTTTGTTACTAATCAAGTAAGTTTCTTAGATTTAGCTATATTCTTTGCAATTCACGCTCATCATACAAATGATAGTAGTACATCTGCTGGGTTTTCAACTAAGATTTCTTTTAGTCTTCAAGGTTCATTAGATAATCTATTGAATTCTTTTCAAACAGTATCAGATACTAGTTTAATTTCATCACTTGTGAAATGTTCTTTTCAGTCATCTAGGAATAATCTATTTAATGTAGACTCAACTCCTGCCTTAGCTAAATTATTTACTGATTTTATAGTTCATACAGGATCTGAGATAATACTTATTAAATCTCAAGCTATTTGAGCTGTATTCTGTGGTAAGTTTCATAAGAATTTAAATGTTGATTCAATTATCCCGTCATCTACATTAGATTGGAACTTAAACTTTTTAGCGGTTTCACTTATAGCTTGTCCTCACTTAACTCATATATCAAATCACTGTATATCTTCTTCTGTTACCTCTACCTCTTCTGCTTCTGTTATTTGAGTAACTTTATCTCATCTCACTTGAGTAAGTATTTCATTAAAATCTTCTTCAGAACCTCATTGTTCTTTTATATCAACCATCATTTGGTATTCTTCCATATTATGTAAACCAAAACTAGCCAAGTCAATTTCTTGTTCAGCTATCTCTGGTACATTTAATGTTGGTTGCAAAGTATTTTCTATATCTTGCAGGTATGGTGCTTGATTAGCAAATGTTCATGCAGGTGCTTCTGTTGTCACCTGCTCTTGTAATCATATGTCTACTAGAAAATTTCAAGTTGCCATTTTTGTATATATTAATTATTAAAGAAGTTACTTCTATTATTCTTTGTTCAAGTTGTATCATATTTAAATCAAGAAGAAGTTGTATATGTTTTATTTCAACTTATAGATTTAATATCATTTGATTTAAAGTCTGATATTAAATCAGTAATTCTAGTTGGTAAGTTTGTTCCTCATATACTAGCATTCCCTAGTACTCTTTCCATATCATTATACTTTATATCATATAGTTTCCCTTTATTCTTAACAAATTCAAAAGCTAATCTTCAAAATTCTTCTCTTTGTACGTTTGTTAATAGTTCTCATGTACTTATCTTTTTAATAAGTAATTCTGGTTTACTTGATATACCTGCACTATTCCCAGCAACCGCAAATTCAGATTCTCTTACTACAGAAGCAGGATCAAGAGTTTTCATAAATTGGAATATTGCAGCTACATCTCATGGTCAGCTAACTGAGTCAAGTGACTTTATTAGATCTCATCCAGAAGACAATGCAGATTCGAATGATTTTACTTGTGGATCTGATTTAAATTTACTTTGTTGTTGATTAAAGAATACTTGTTGGTCTCTTGTTAAAATATCTGAAAACTCTTTTTTGTCTATACCTATATTATTGAGATATTCTTCAGTCTGTTTAGAACTTCTTGTTATTCCATCTGGTCAAGTAGTAACTATATCTAAGTGAGAACCAAATCATGCTTTTAATTCAGATTGTGTTGGCTTATTTCAATTTAACTTTAATACATTACCTGTATTTCATATAGTACCTACAACTGAACCAGCTCATACCTTTTCTCATACTTTAGTAAAAAATTCATCTAAATGAGATAATCTAATTTCATTACCATCTTCTGTTTTTATAATCATTGTTTTTCCATATAGAGGATGATTCATCATATTCTCTACTATTCATCATACTGGCAATGTTATAGAGTCACCTATTTCACCATCTATATCTAATCATTGGAATTTATCATGAGGTCATCCATAAGAAGTTATAGATCAAGTCCCAGTTCATTCAATCCAACTTGTAGATTCTTCTCATGCAGCACTAAATGTTTTATGAAATAAGTTTTGCCCCTTCTTAGGTAACCCAAATACTTCATAGCTTCCATCTTCATTAGCTTTTATTTGATAAGTATAGTTATCATCTTCACTAGATCACACAGGTTTTCATAATCATGTTAAAGTATTGAGTATTTTACCATTCTTTACATAAGACAGATCTCACTTACCATTATCTATATAATTACCTCAAGTATTTCAAGAAGTTCTAAGCTCATTATTAAACTCAGCTAATTCTTTTTGTCTTTCGAATTGAGATTCTGCAGCAATCTTTTTATTTTTAGCTAAGAACTCATCTTTTTCATCTTCCCTCATTTCCCCTCTTCTTTTTTCATAGATACCTAAAGCTGTCATATACTTTTCTTTAGCTTGTTGATCTTCATATTTTATAAAGTCTAACTCTTGAGCAGCATTATCTTTTAATGATTGATATTCTCATAGACTAGCGTTATATTCAGCTAATAAGAGTCTTTTTTCTTTTACTGAGTCTCTATTTGCATCTCTTACAGCAGCATCAATAGTTCATGGTAAACTTCAAGCTAGTTCTTTTCTTATATTTTCTGGTTGGTCTTCCATTTCTATATCAAACTTTTCTATCTCAGCTTTTTTACTTGATAAAGTAGAAACAAGTTTAGTTATTTCAGGAGTATTAATCATCGCTTTATACTTAGCTCTTAGATTAGTTGAGAATATAGTATCTGGTAAATTTATTATATCTGTTCATGATGTGACTTTATCAGACGCAGTAAAATCAGTCTTGTCATTAATATTAACAGACTCATTTATATTTTGGAATTGTTTAAATGAATTTCTTTGTTCTTCTGGTAGTAAGTTATATTGTTCACTTCATGGAACTATATTACCTGCATCAACTTGAGCTTGTAATTGTTCATTACTCATTCATGAGTATTTACTAAAATACTTAGTATTAGCACTGTTTTTAAAATGAGATTTTAATACTGAATTAAATGAGTCTCTATATTTAATATTCTTATTAGCAAAAGTAGCCATATCTTCTATTGAAGAACCACTTTCTAACATTTTTGTGAACTCATCAGTAGCTTTTATCTTATTCTGTTCATTTAAAGCACTCTCAGCACTTGCATTAGCAGTTTCCTTAGCTTTTATATCCTGTGCTGTTTCAACTGGTTCAGTAGGAAGAATTGGCTTTACCTTTTCTTCTTTAGTTCAGTTAATAGTTATTGTTGATTTAGATGGAGCTTCTATCGGAGTAGGTTCTGTTGTTTTATTTAATTCAGGAGTTTCTTCTATAACAGGAGTATTAATTATAGGCTGTTCTATAACGGGATTTTCTGCTATAGTTTGTGCTTTTTCTGCTGTAAATACATCCTCTTGAGTAGAAACAGAAGGATTAAAAAATCATGTAGCACCTCATTGAGCTGTTTTTTCTTCTGTTGGAAGTGTTCATTCTGGAAGAGTACTTCCTCCTCATGTAATTGGATCTTTTAATAAAGCCATAGTTTTCAATTAATAATATTAAAATCAGTATACATATTTAAGTCTGTATTGCAATATCTTGCTGTATCTGAGGAACATTAATTCCTATTTCTTCTGTTGGTTTAAAAGGTTCTGGATCTAGTTCTTTTAGATACGAAGCTTTAAATTCTTTGTTTTTAGTCATATTAAGTTCAAATTATATCATAATCTAACATGAATTCATGTAGTGTTGGTGGAGTGTTATCTCCGTCATCACTATGAAATTCTACTTTGAATTGTATATCTATAAATTGCTTGAATGATGTTCCATCTGGAAGTTTATGTATATTCTCAGCAATTATAGTATTATTATCCTCACTTATTGTTCTTAATACCTCCCAAGATCAATTATTTATTCTATATGACAATATAACAGTGTTTGTAGAGGCTGTATTACTTGTAGCTACTCTTACTGTATTTATTTTCTTTTTGAAGCTTGTACCTCAACTAAATACGTCACTTATTATATATCAATCTGTACTTGTTGTTAATGTCTCTAAATCTATGAAATCTACCCCATATGTAGTACCTGCTTTATAACTGAAGAATAATTTATTTATTGTTCTCTCGAAATAGAAGAAGTCATATATATAATCTATTTGAGTACCTGCATAATTCTCAGATATTATCTTATGAAGACCTTTTGGTAATCATGGTAGAATGTTTCAATATTTATATATTCATTTAGTAGTATCTGACGCATACATATATATATCGTCTCTTGCTGAGATCATTGTTTTATTTTGATGAGCGCCTGTATCATCATTAATAAATTTAAGTTTATCTGTAAGAGTAGAATTATCTTCTAGCCTTAAACTTCTTTTAGGTTTAGTTATTCTTTGATAAGTATAACCGCTTCAAATATATAATTGACCGTCTTCTGTAGTTACAAAGTCTTGATTAGATATTTGAGTTACTTTTTGCACTCTTGATCCTAGCTTTGTTCTTGCGTTCTCACTTGTAGAACCTCAATCCCAGAAGTAAATAGTTCAACTTTGACTATATACAACTACTGTAGATCCTTGAAGAGTTAATCAGAATACATCATCATCTGGAAATGCATAACTATCTTGTAATCAAGCACTTGTAATTCTATGTATATATCATGATCCTCATGCAAATACATCTGTTCATACTACAAGTATAGGAGGACACCCTTCTACACTTATTCAGATAACTAGTGCTTCATTCATTGTTCACCAGAGTCAAAGAGCAGCATCTGATGCTAGAATATATGCAACCTTCATATTTTTAGCAGCGTATGAATCTTTGGTAAAAAAGAATAGATTATCTCATTGTTGTACAACCTGTACTATATGTTGTCCTGCTGAAAGTGTATGTTCAGGAGTATTATCAACTGAATCTAGGTTATATATGTGTCAATTATCTCATCATACCCATATTTTTGATGTATCTCAAGTAGATACTTGACTTCATTCCATTGCCCTCATTGCACTTGTACTTGTAAGTAATTGATTACTCACTAAAGGTCATAGAGTTATTCAATACCCATCTCTTAACCCGTCCACGTTTTTATGCTCAATAAAATTAGCTCAACCAGTTAAATAGTCGTCTTGTTTTACTCATGGATAAAACGCATTGTATGATCTAGTAGCCATTATTGTTTAATTAAGAAAATATCACGCTTAACGCATTGAGTTAGGAACTACATTTTGTTTTTTAATAGGCTGGTTATATCTTTGTTTCATTACAGCAACCATATCCCTTATTCAACTATCGTATCTTGCTTGTGCTGCTTGAGCTTCATTCTCTTTACCTTGTCCTAAAAATATATCTATTCTTAATCAATCAGATATTAGTTTATGAAATTGTACAGGTAATTCTATTATATCTTCCGCAGTAGCTGTAGTAATTGCAACTGGTTTATGTATAACAAAAAGTTCTAGTCCTCATGTAACTACTTCCGTAGGAGCAGGGAATAAGAATATACTATTATCTTGTATATAGAAAAAAGGTTCTATAGTTGGTTGATTTACTGAATAATAATCTGGATGTTCTTCTAAGACTCAAGGGTTTTGATAAACAGCTCTTGTAAATTTACTTTGTGTTGAAGTATATTTAATCCAAACTTTGTTTATTTTCTTAATGTCAAGGTCATCTGGTGAAATACCTAGTTTTTCTGCTACATATTCACTTTGTCATATTACTGTATTTGTAACTCATGTATCCCAAAAATAGTCTCACTTAGAAACTGAAACAACTTCATCAATTAACTCTTGGTATCTTATATCTATATCTATATCCGCTTCTGTAGTAGTGTAATCTACTGCATTTGTGTGCGTTTGACTTAACGCTCTATTATATATTTGTATTCAATTCATAAGAAGGCATTATTAATATTTATATTAAGTATACTTATAATAAGTATATAATCAAAAAAAAAGAAAGCCCGAAGGCTCTCTTATTTCTTAGTAGTTTTTTTAATCACTACTTTTTCAGCCCCTAATTCCTCTAGTATTTGGATTTCAATATCTTTTTTAGTTTCAAATTCTCATTTGTCATCAAATTCAATACCTCCACCTAAAGTAGCTAGGAAATAATTAGCTTTATATTTAAACTTCATATTTCTATATGGTTATTATATAGCAGTATAATTAACTGTTGCTAGTCTAAGACCGTTAGATGTCATAATTTTAGCATCATATACAACTTCACCAGTTATAATATGAGAGAATGCACCTACTTCTTTTTCTACTTCAAGTTGATTTAATTGATCTACAAAGTGACCTGATTTATCTTGCATAAACAAGATTCTATCAACATTTTGCATAGAGTTAGTAGTGTATAATCTAACACCGTCTAACATACCAATAAACCCTTTCATTCTAATATCAAGTCCTCCATCAGTACCGTCTAATACACCTGATTGTTTTAATAATGCAGAATATTTAGGTTCTACGAAACAAGCAACTGGAGTAACTAAAGGATCTACATTTGCTTCAATTAAAGCAGTAGTACCTAGTAAGAAATGATTATAGATATTAGCAGCTGTTAATGCAGTAGCAGGAGTTAATATATTAGCAGCACCAACACCAGCAATAGCTTGAGCAGTTGCGTATGTGTCAAATTTAAGAGCTTGGTTATAACCAATTCTTTTAGCTAATTCATTTTGTAAGTTTAGGTTAGATCTAACTTTTTCAATGTCTTTTACTCTTTGCCCGATTTGAGCAACTTGTAATACTTGGAAAGATTCTGTAGTAATTGCGAAATCAGTAATTGTAATTGCATTACCTGCATCAGCAACTGTAGCGTCAGTCCACGCAGTATCTGGGAATACTTCTACTAGAACTGTATCACCAGCTTTAGTTAATTCTCCTTCAAATTCTCTATTAAAGAAAGGTACAACAACGAAATTTTGATCTCTAAATAGAGCGATTTTGTCTCTAAGATTTTCTCTTAGGATAATTGTATTTGGCATTTTGTTTGTTAGTTAGTTTTAAAAATATACTAACTAATACTTATTAAATAGTTTCAGTAGCTTTACCAGAAGCAATTTCTTCCATTGCTTGTCTTTTTAAAGCGGGATTCTTTTGCCCTAGATTATATAAGTCTTCTTGACTATATGATTTAGATCCACCTCAACTAACTCAATCAGTAAAGTTAGAATTGTTAGTGTTTTGTCTAGCTTGGATAGTAGAATCATTTGCCATAACTAATGTCATTGCATCTTTATTACTCAATCCATTTGAAGTATGTTTGTCAATAGCTTCCTTATGTTCAGTCATATTAGGATTAGCAGAATAGAAATCTCTATCATCTAACATTTTTTGCATATCTTCTTTTCAGAATGTCTGTGTTTCAGAAGACGCATCAGCTTTAGGAGCTTTTTTATGTTTTTGGATAAGTGAGTTTAATCTTTTTGCTTCCTTATCTGCTTTCTCAAATTCAGCCTTGTAATCAATTGCTTGATTTTCCGTAGTATCATTTGCAACTTCAACTACTTCTTCGTTTACTTCTTCCATAATAATATATGGTTAGTGTTATGTTTTAATCAGACATACTAACTGTGGAAAGCTTTGAATAGGCTAACTAACTATTGATATACAATATATACTTGTTTTATATCTTGTCAAGAAAAAAAGACTAGGAGCTAACCTAAATCTTTTTTTACTATTTGTTGAGTAGATGTTTTTGCAGTATTAATTAAGTACTCAGCTCATGATAACATATTCTGCGAATTACTAAGAGCTATAGCCACTCATTCAAGTGCTAAGTTATGAGTTTTAAACTTACTAAGTAGACTATATTCCATATCTTTCACTAACTCTTCTAGGATTTTAAATCCTCTATGTTCTGTAAGACTTTTTAAATCTTCCTTTTGTAATTTATCTAATTTCATATTCCTTTTATTAATAATTAAGCACTTACATCTTGGATACTAGGATTAGCTCATTGAGAAGCTTCTCAAGCTAACATAGAAGCTCATAATTGTTGAGCAACTCATCATCAACCAGCTCATTCTTCAGCAGTTGGTTCAGGTGGTTCTTGTTCTAAAGCTAATTCTCTTAATCATATAGCTTTAGCTCTCGCTTCATTCTCTAATCCAGATTTATATATATTAATATAAACATTATGATCTTCTCATGCTGCTGGTTTAGTTTTTAGCTGCATATTATTATTTAATATCTCTAAATTATCGTATGCAATCCTTTCATCTCTAGTTAATGGGTGAATAGCGTCTGCATCTAGTCATTTTATACCAGATTTAGCTATTAGAGTTCTATCTATAATTATATCTTGCGTACTTCAAGGTTTCACTGATTGCTTTAATGTTCCTATAACACTTAGTAATACAGCAAAATCTTGCTTTTGTTTAATATCTTCTTGAGCTTTTGATTTAATAGTTACATATACATCTCATTTAGATACAAATTCATTCTTTTTGAATCCGTATGAATTAGTTTTATCATTATCATCTATTGTAACAATAATCTTTTTTCTTTGAGGACTCATATTGACTGAGTAACTTCTCATTATATCAGACCATAAATCAATTAATGAATCCATATAATTGGAAGCCATAAGTGAGATACCTTGATTGATATTTTGTTGTAATGTTTGTACTTCTGATTTAGTTTGTGATCCTCATAAGCTTTGACCTTGTACTAATGCACTACCTGTACTAGATCATTCTTGAGCTAATCATTGTAGTAATGCAAGACCATTTTGAACAGCAGGATTATTAGGCCTAGGTTGTTCTAAACTAATACTATTAGCGGCATTCTTATTTGGATTATCTGAAGTATATGGAATTACAGCAGGTCATGTAATACTTGCTAGGTCATCTGTATCAATTCATAAATCACTATCGATAAATGTCTTACCTCATAATCAAGCTTCTATTGATTGACTTATAAGTAAATTAGTTAATAGGGTTTCTAAATCTTGGTATTGTCCAACTTCATCTATCAAACTTGCACCTGCATAGCTTCATTTTATTGGATTAGCTCTGAATAATTGTACACCTAGAGTTATTTTACTTGGATCAGCTTTTTCAGTAGCTGTTAATGCTCTCATCTTGATAGCTCTTGTTAGAGTTGCTCTATCAGCTCCCCATGAAGTTAAATATAAATGATATTCTTTATCTTTACTTGATTTAAAGATTGTAATATGATTATACATATCAACTAAATCATCTCATACATCAGTATCAGTAAATCATTTAATTCTATTATTTGCTCTGTCTATCTTATCTAGTTCAGTATCTCTTTGAAGTTTAACTTCATTTATTCTTTCTTGATCATAAGCTTCATCTGCTTCTAATTCAAATAAGTTTTTTCTTAATAGAGTTCAGAAGAATCTCATTTTATTTCATCTCCAGTTTTTAGGGTCTGGATAAGTTAATCTTGAATCAACATAAGATATAATTGGTTCTTGATCGTGATCATTCCATCAACTAACAGTCAGAACTCATATACCTTGCATAGCATCATCAACTAATACTTCTTCATACTTATCTCTAATACTCATTGATCTGTAATTTGCTTTGAATATTTTATCTCAATTAGATGCAATACTTTGTCAAACTACTCAATCACTAGGTATATTTGTTACTTGTAACTCATCAGATAAGAATATACTTTTTCTGATCTTTAGATTATTCCATATCTTTCTTACTTTTACTTTATCTTGTTCTGGTTCAGGGAATAGGTAATCTCTCCCTACATTCTCAACTGAGGATTTCCAGTTACTTGTGTGAACATCAGATGCTTGGAATTCAGAAGACATTTGAACCCTTAATCTCTCTTCATCTTCATGAGTTAGCATGTCAATAATTTTCATAGTTTATTTTATTAGATGTAAAATGCTTTTATCTCATCTTCTGTAGCTAATATTGTAATATCAGGATTAACTTTCTTTCCTCATACAGTATAAATATCATCTCCGTCTTCTTTTACTTGGATTCCATCAACAATAGAGTAGTATCTAAAGTTTTCTGCTCCCTCGTCTTCATTTAGTGATAAAATCACAACCTTATCGCCTATCTTAAACATATTTTTGTAATTAATAATAAAAGGTTATAGCTAGTATAATACTTTCTATAACCTTTGCAAGACCTTTTACTTACCTTATTGATACCCTTTTAATTTTATTAATAACTTTAGGCTCTGTTCTTTGAGTAACAGCAAAGTATCTAAATGAATCCGCTGCATGAGAAGACCAATCATGATCATGAGTATCTAAGTATACTTTTCTTTTATCATCATACTTTTTATGATAACTTTCTAAACACCTTATTCCTTGCTTACATCAATCTATATCAAATCTACATTTAGGAAGAATAGCTCTTACAGCATCTCTATCTTTTTGTACACTAGTTGTTCTAGTAATATAATGAATCTTATGTACTCAATACCTTTCTTGAGCTAACTGTAGACTGCTTTTCTCTGCTTCTATATGCTTTTGAGTACTATCATGAGGAAAGAATAATTGCCCTAGCTGTAGGTTATGTTCTGCTAGGTAATCATCTATATAATCAAAGTATCTTGAAATATGTAATCAACTTGCTTCGTAAGAATGTATAAAATTATAAAACTGTCAATCATTCTGTTTCATCCATACAGCAGTTGAATCATTCCTTCATAGATCAAAGTAAATATCAACTTGATTAAATAATTTAGGTAATTTAGTGATTCTTCATTCATTATTAGCCTTAGTCATAAGATCAGCGTAATAAGATCATATTGCACCTACTTCAAACGATACATAAAACTCTTGCTGTATCATTTCCTCAGTCATTCATTCTTCTCTCTCTCATTGTATGTATTCAGCACTTACAACTCAAGTATCTTCAACTGTTAAACTTTGATAGAACCATTTAGAATTATCTTTAGCATTCTCACACATATCATAAAAGTGATTCTTACCATTAGGAGTTGAATTAAATATAGCCCATCAACCATTTTCAGCAAGAATAGGTCTTAATACATCCCAAACAGTAGGATTCTGGAAAGCATACTCTGAGAATATAACTCATTTCCAGTTCGTTCATCTGATCGTATCTATTCTATCTGATCATAGTATTTGAATAAAACTTCAATTCTTTAAGTTGAATTTAAGTTCTACCGTGTTTGTATTCTCTAGGGCTTCATTTGGTATATGATCTTTAAACTTTAATCACATCTTATCTATTGAATCCCATATAATCTTTCTACCTTGTGCATAAGTAGGTAAAATATAAGCATAACCTCAAACCTCTCTTATTGCTGCTTCTACAGTTAAATTAAAGAAGGTCTTATCTTTTCATGCTCTACGATGCCATTTAGTTACAGCTCTCTTACCTAAAAAACTACCTCATTCCCTCATATAGTCTCTGAGTGGAGTTTGATAGCCTCTGTATTCTAGATTATGTGGAATCTTTACTTGTTTTGTCATTTGATATTAATTAGATCTACCGTATGCACGATGTTAAACTAACCCCTTTACTTAGCGATCATAATTATCCGATTATAAACTGAACTTTACTATCTTTATTCCCTTCTCAGAAGATTGCCTTTCTCTTAGTAGAGTTATTAGCTAAATCTCATATCATTTTTACATCAGATAGAGATAAACTTGAAACTATAATATTTCCTTCTTCATCTTTTGGAGCTTCTTCCATTATCTTTTGCAATGTTATTTGGTTTGATAAGTCCATTATATGATCATCCATTTCAAGTACTTTATCTAAAATAGTGCTTTTTGCTCAGTTTTGCTCAAGTTCTATTTTATGATTATGAGCGGTTCAATTAGACAATCCTGTCTTTTTTGCTAGTTCTCTTTCTGTTAATGTTGGTTCTTTTATAAGTGCTTTTACTACTTCTGCTTGATTCTTTTTCTTATCAGCTCT